TGCCTGTTTCATTCGGTACTGCTGAGAAAACATTGTCTTTGGACGATTTCTCTGAGCGTATTCTTGCTCCTGCCGTTAACCGTCTCGCAGCATACGTTGCAGCCGACTTAATGAACGTAGCTTCACAATCAGCCAACATCACACCTAACTTGAGTGGTTCAACACTATCAAGCCCAAATGCGACTACATGGTTGACTGCCGGATCTGCACTTGATCAAAACTTGTCCCCAAGAATGGATCGTAAGATTATTCTTGACCCAGTTACTCAAGCTCGTACAGTGTCTTCATTGGCCGGTTTATTTAACCCACAAGTTAAAATCGGTGAAAACTATGAAACTGGTATTATTACCAAGGACACACTCGGATTTGACTGGATGTATGACCAAACTACTCTGGTTCACACAGTAGGTTCGTTCTCTGCCGGTACTGTTAACGGTGCAAGCCAAACAGGTACAACTCTGACAGTTAACGCTATCACTGGTACATTGAACCAAGGTGACATCATCACTATCGCGGGTGTATATGCAATTAACCGTTTGACTGGCAACTCACAAGGTCAGCTCCGTCAATTCGTTGTTACATCTAACGTAAACTCTGGTGCTACAAGCATACCAATTTACCCTGCTATTACTCCTGCTCCCGCAGCGTTTAATACAGTAAATGCATCTCCTGCTAACTCAGCAGCGATCAGCCTGGTAATGCCTGCATCATCTAGCTATCGTCAGAACATTGCATACTTCCCAGAGGCTTTCACGTTGGCAACTGCTGACTTAGAGATGCCTACTGCCGGTGTTGTGCAAGCTGCTCGTGCTCAGTTTGATGGTATCTCCTTACGTATGATTGAGGCTTATGATGTTATGTCAGACTCCTTGATCACTCGTTTGGATATTTTGTACGGCTACGCTGCGATTCGTCCAGAGTGGTCATGTATTGTTCCTGATATCGTTTAATGGCATTAGAAACATACTACAGGGGTAAGTTAGTTACTCCTGTGTACACTTTCGTAGAGTTCCCCAAGTGGGTCACTGACTCGCTTGGGAAACAACATCTTGTTCAGAATCCTGAAGAAGAAGCACAAGTTTTAACAGTTCCAGAGCAAAAAGAAACTAAGAGGGGCAGACCAAAAAATGACTCAACCGCTGCCGACAACACCCTCTGATCTAATCACTCAAGCGTTAAAAATAGCAAACGTCATTGGTGTTGGTCAGACTCCAAATGCTACTGACATCAATGATTGTTTCAACCAATTAAACATGATGCTTGCCCAGTGGCAACGCAGACGTTATATGGTGTATAACCTGGTAACAACTTCTAAGGTTGCTACAGGACAAATTTCATACACAATCGGAACTGGTGGTGATTTCAACATTACCAGACCAGTCAAATTAGAATCAGCGTTTTTTAGGATGCAATCTGGCAGTCCTTTACCAGTGGATTATCCACTCGAAGTATTAAGGGCTAATGAGGATTACAACCGGATTTCCATTAAGAAACTGAACGCTTTTCCTCAGTATATTTATTACAACACCGGTTACCCACTAGGCACTATTTACGTCTGGCCTGTACCCAATAATCAGTATGAGATTTTCCTAACTGTAATGACACAGTTGGAGGCTTTTCAGACGATTACGGATACTGTAACCATGCCTCCAGAGTATCTTTCAGCGATGCAATGGAACTTAGCTCGAATTATCTGTGTTATTTATGGTTTACCGATTACTCCAGAACTCACAGGGTATGCAGAGGCATCCATGAGAGCGATTGAGGAAGTCAACTCACAAATTCCACTTCTCCATATGCCTGTAGCACTCAGAGGAAAGTCTGGTGCATACAATATTTATGGAGATTTCTACGTTGGTAGTGCCGGATAATGGGAAAGGCAGCACTAACTACTGGTGCTTACCAGACCAAAAGTATCATTGCAGGGGCGCAACGGTGTATTAATTTGTACATGGAGCAAAATCCTGATGGAGTGGTGTTTCCTTTTACGCACTATCCCACGCCTGGTCTGACAACTGTAGCAAGTTCGGGTCAAACATCTTGGAGAGGACTTTACTATGCAAGTAATAATCAACTTTATGGTGTTTGTGGCAACACTTTTTACAGCATTAGCACTGATTGGATTCTTAGTCCTATTGGCACTCTCGCAAGTTCCACTGGCACTGTTTCGATGGTTGACAATCAAGTTGATTTGTTGATTGTTGACGGAACAAGCGCAGGATACGACTACAACATCACGACCAATACTTTTACAAAAATCAATCAGCCAGGTTTTTACGGTTCAAACCAAGTCAATTATGTCGATGGTTACTTTGTTTGTAACTATCCAGGTACTCGGGAATGGTACATTTCCTTGATAAATACCGCAGAGTTTGACCCTTTGTATTACGCTTCTAAGTCTGGTTCACCTGATAATTTGGTTGGCATAGGCATATCAAGACGTTATATCTACTTACTGGGTGAATTTACTTCCGAAGTCTGGTTTAACGCAGGAAATACTTCTTTTCCTTTCCAGATTCTCCCAGGTTCATTTATTCAATATGGATGCGCTGCAACTAATTCAATAGCTCAAATGGACGGTGAGGTTTACTGGTTGGCTCAAAGTCCTCAAGGTCAGGCTTATGTCTGCCGTAGCCAAAACTTTGGTGCGGTTCAGATCTCTACCTTTGCGATGGATCAAGAGTTTCAGACTTACGGTAAATTATCAGATGCTATTGGGTATACATACGAAGTAAATGGTCACTTCTTTTATGTATTGACATTACCACAAGCTAATAAAACTTGGGTGTTTGACTTATCTAACAATCAATGGAATGAGTGGTTATGGACGGACAATGATGGTAATTTTAATCGTCATCGGAGCAATTGTTTTGCTTTTGCTAACGGAAATCTTGTAGTTGGAGACTGGCAAAACGGCAATTTATACGTTTTAGATCAAAACAATTATTCTGATTTTGGTGGCCCAATTGTGAGAGTTCGCAGTTTCTACCACACCGAAGACGATGATTCAAACCGTCTAAGATACAAACAATTTATCGCTGAAATGGAATCGGGCAATGCTCCGGCAACCGTTTATCTATCTTGGTCAGATGATCGAGGAAAGACTTACGGCAACCCAGTTGGTCAAACGATGGGCACGACTGGGCAGTATTTGACTTCAATATCTTGGTGGCGGTTGGGAATGGCTAGAGATAGGGTATTTCAATTGCAATGGTCAGATCCGGTGAAGACTGCTCTGAACGGTGCTTTTGTTGACGTTGCACAGAACCACAAATGAGCAATCTATCCTCCAATCTCCCACATCTAGGTGTACCGTTCCTGAATGGTGATGGATCGGTAAATCAGACATGGTTGATGTTTTTGGTTCAGGTTTATCAAAGGACAGGAGGCCCAGATACTCCTCCTTTGAACTTGACTCAAATTCAAAGCGAAGGACTTTTTAATTTAACGGTTGAGCCGGTTAACGGATTTTCTGGAACTGTAGTTCCTGGACAAAATGCGACTTTAACCTTGGATACAACGGTTTCTGGAATTATTTATGGTAGTGGGGGCGCAATGAAGCCGGTGACGATAGGGGCGAACCTTAACTTCACCAATGGCACTCTTACTGCGACAGGAGGGGGAACTTCTCCAACTGGTTACGCTTTCTCTGCGAGGCATGGATGATAAGACTTGACACAGTAAATAGATCACTTCAGATGTTCTTAGGGGCAGCTACGACTAGCAATCCCTTGCAAGTTATCGTCTGTTATTCAGATCAAACTTTATCGACTTATCAGGGTTCGACTCAACTATCCAACTCTAACGGCACGACTGCGGTCACAATCTGCTCTGCTCCTGCATCTGGGGCAACCAGAGATATTGATATGTTGTCGGTGCTCAATACCGATACGGTTGCAGCCAACGTCACAATTGAAGTGGTTGATACTTCCACGCCTTATCAGTTGATTTATGTCCAACTCAGCGCACAGGACAAGTTAACTTATACGCATGGAAGCGGTTGGCAGATAGTCACTTCTCAGGGAAATATCAAGTATTCCGTTCAATCAGTGCCTGGGGTGACTTCTTTTAACTCTAGGACTGGGGTTGTAACGCTTACTTCGAGCGATGTAACTACGGCATTGACTTACACTCCTGCGCCCCAAACTTCCGGCACATCTTTACTTTATGGTAATGGATCGGGTGGTTTCTCAAATGTAACGATTGGTAGTGGGGTGACTTTCTCGGGGGGGACACTCTCAGCTACAGGCTCGGGTACGGTTTCTAGCGTAGGTTTGTCTCTGCCGTCAATATTTACTGTTAGCGGTTCTCCAGTTACAACTTCGGGCACTTTGACGGCTACTTTAGCAAGTGAAACGGCTAATACGGTGTTCGCTGCTCCAAACGGATCGTCTGGAACTCCCACATTTAGATCATTGGTTAACGCTGATTTCCCAACTTCAGGAGTTAGCTCTGGTACTTATGGATCAGGCTCAGTTGTTCCAGTTATTACAGTTAATTCTCAAGGTATTGTTACTTCGGTCACAACGGCAGCGACAAACGCACCGGCTTATCAAGGAACTTGGAACGCAAGTACAAATACTCCGACTTTGACTTCTTCAGTAGGAACTCAAGGATATTACTATGTAGTATCTACTGCCGGAACAACAAACTTAGACGGTAATGCAGTTTGGGTGGTTGGAGATTGGGCAATATTTGGTAATGGTAAATGGGAAAGAATCCCAGGGTCTGCAAGTGAATCCTTTACAAATCTGACTACGGCTAACTTAGCGGTAACTGGTTTGACAGGGTATATGTATGCCAATGGATCGAGCAATGTAACGTCTTCTACAACAATACCAACAACGGCATTGTCTGGAACGATTACAAATGCTCAACTTGCCAACTCAACCATTTCGGGGGTTGCTTTAGGTAATAGTTTATTTAACCTTACCGCAGGAACGAATGTAACTTTTAGCAGTGGGTCAACTTATAACGGATCAACTGCAATCACAATTAATGCGTCATCAACGATGGTTTATCCAGGCGCAGGGATACCAAATTCGACTGGTAGTGCTTGGGGTACATCTTACTCAACGACTGGATCTGGAACGGTTGTAGCTTTGGCAACTTCACCGACTTTGGTTACTCCTATCCTTGGAACTCCTCAGTCTGGTAACTTCTCGACTGGTACGTTTACTTGGCCTACATTCAATCAGAATACAACCGGAAACGCTGCGACTGCTACTTTAGCAACAACTGCGACTAATTTGGCGGGTGGTGCAGCAAGTCAAATCCCTTATCAAACAGGATCGGGGGCTACTTCTTTTATTGCTAACGGAACAACTGGACAAGTTTTAACAAGCAATGGCGCTTCAGCACCTACTTGGACAACGCTTACATCTTTGGTCACTATTTCTGATCAAACATCAAGTTCTAGCACTTTTTACCCTGCATTTTTAAATGCAACGACTGGCACAGTTTCAGTAATTGACACAAGTTCTACAAAACTTCAATATGTACCAAGTACAGGTACTTTTACTTCTACGGTTTTTAGTGGTGGAAGTTTTATAGGAACTGAAACAATCACTGGCTCATTGTCTGCCGGTGCTTTTAGTTATGGAACTCTTGGTTATTCAGATGTAAATATATTTGGTTCATTTACTTCAAGCGTAAATACTTACAACCAGATCATTTTACAAAACACCAATTCTGGATCGGCAGCATCGACAGATTACGTTGTTTCTAACAATCTAGGGACTTCAACCACTTATTACGGTGATTTCGGGATGAACTCGTCCACTTTTAGTGGTACTGGTTCTTTATCTTTGGCTAATGCGGTTTATTTAACTGCAACGTCAAGCGATTTGTCAATTGGAACGACAACCGCTAACCCTATTCACTTCGTTATTGGTGGTAGTGCAACCGATGCAATGACTATTAATACCAGTGGAGCGCTTGCACTTAATGGACAATACGGTACTTCAGGACAAGTCTTGAGTTCAGGTGGTTCTAGCGGTGTTCCCACTTGGATAAATGCCGGAAGTGGTGGATCATCTCCTCCTGCTTTAAATGTAACATTACAACAAAATTTCGGAGGTTTCCTATAAATGGCTTCTAATACTTCACCAATTTTTCCATTAACCCCTATTGTTGGTATTGCAACGCTAACCTCGGCTACTGCGATTACTTCCAGGGCTAACATTACCGGCACAACTGGCTTGGTTCAATTGACTGCAACCTCTACCAACGGAACAAAAGTAGACGCAATTACGGTCACTGCCAAGGGTACGACAGTAGCTAATATTGTAGATATTTGGATTTATAACGGCACAACTTCATTCTTGTACGCTGAAATCCCAGTATCTGCGATCACTCCGAGCACGACAGTCCAGGCTTTTACGACAACAGTGACGTTTAACAACTTGGTTTTACCTCCAACTTATCAATTGTATATCTCTGAACAAGTAGGCACGACAAGCGCAGATTTGAATATTATGGCTTTTGGAGGTCAATACTAATGGCTTTCCCAGGTCAGTCTTTTCAATTCAATCAGACTGTGCCGGTGGTACAGGCAACGACTCCGTTTGTGGTTAACTCTCAAACGGTAACTTCTAGCTACGCAATTCCAGTGGGTTCGAGTTGCGTTTCTGGTGGGCCAGTTACGATCAATTCAGGGGCTACGGTGACAATCCCAACAGGAAGTAAATGGATCATTTTATAAAAGACTTTATTGAATCCGTCATGCGGGACGATAGAGTTTGGAAGTGGGTTAAGGTTGATGGGATTAAAAAAGAGAATTTTGGGTATCAAGAGAGCGAGATTTACTACACAAATACGCATGGTTTTGTGATGTTTAGACCCGCAACTCCGACAATGTACGAGGTTCACATTTGTATGTTGAAGGGGGCAAAAGAAGTGGATTCTTTCTTTTTAGATTGTCTTGAGAAAATGAGGCAAAAAGGAGCAAGAAAGTTCCTCGGAACTATTGGTGAATGGAACACCTCTGCGTTAAAATTAGCACTGCGGTGCGGATTTGTCGAGGAGGGTAGGATTAGCAAGGCTTACCGTAGAGATGGTGTAGATCGGTCTATGGTAATGATGGGGAGAGAATAATGTCTTTTATTGCAAATGCAGTTCGTGATTTAACAGGGGCAAATCAACAAGCCAAAGCTGCAACTGATGCTGCGAATACTCAAGCTGCAGCAGCTAAATATGCAGCGGATTTGCAAAACTCACAGTTTCAGCAAACTCAGCAGAATTTAGCTCCTTATATGGGTCTTGGTACGGCAGCGATGCCTCAACTTATGAGCCTTTTAGGTCTTGGCCCACAAGGAAGTCAAGGGATTCAGTCTACTTTGGCTAATACTCCTGGCTATCAATTTACTTTAAATCAAGGACTTCAACAGTTACAGAATCAACAATCTGCGACTGGTCAGAATTTATCTGGGGCGCAACAAAAAGGGTTGCAACAATACACAACCGGATTGGCTCAAAGTAATTATCAACAATATTTGAATAATTACATGAATACGGTAGGAATGGGGCAAAACGCTGCTGCCGGTCTTGGTGGACTTGGTGCAGCCAATGCTTCATCCGTAGGGAATGCCCTAATGGGTGGAGCAAATGCAACCGCAGCAGGACAAGTTGCAGCAGGAAACGCTCAATCTAATTCTTTAAATAGTTTGATGCAATTAGGATTGGGAGGAGCAGGAATTTATTCTCTTGGTGCTAAATCAGGATTGAACTCTGCAATAACTAATTTATTTAGCGGTACTGGTGGAGCTGCTGCTACAGGCGGTGTTTCAGATGCAGTTTTAGCATTAGGGTAAAGGATAAAAATATGCCAATAGATCCATCAATAATCCCTACAAAACAAACCATACCCGATTTCGGTGGGTTTGTGAATAATCTTATGAACTTGCAAAAGAACAATATTGCGGTTCAACAAGGCGATCTTCAACTTCAGCAACTTCAACAAGAGATTGCGTTAAATAAAGCATCTTCCAAAGCTATCCAACAAAACACGGACGAAAACGGAAATGTAAATATCCCTGGTGTTATTAGTATGCTTTCCAAGTCTCCAGAGGCAGCGACTAATTTAGCACCAACAATTACATCTTTACTTGGTCAACAAGGAACTCAACAAGAAAATATCAACAAAAAACTAGGAAATCTGGTTCAAAAGAACACTATTTCTGGTCAGCGTTTGGGTGGATTGGTTGAAAAAATTGATAAAGGTGGTGTTGTAACTCCAGACGAGCATGCAAAAGAAATGGCAGCGTTGATTGCTCAAGGAGCATTAACTCCAGACGAGGCTCTTTTACATTTAAGAATGGCCCCTACTCCAACTGGAGACAAAAAGAAAGATCAAGAGGCTTATCACAACTTTATCAAACAAGAGCATTTTGCAACAATATCCAATGCGGATCAGCTAAATAAACTTCTTGGCACTTTACAACCAGGCGCAAACGGTCAACCGGCATCTATTTACGACCCTATTACTGGCACATTTAAGCCTGTACAGTACGCAAATCCTAATCAAGCACAACCGCAGACTAACTTAGCTCCTGGCGCATCTGGTACACCTCCTGGACAGTTTCCTAGCGCACCTCCACAAACTCAAGACCCAGTGGCATCTCAATTGATGTTCCCTGTTCGTCAACCTGGAACTAATTACGCACCATTGCCAAATGAGGACACAAAGACTCAAGAAGGCGGTCAATACGTCAGTGGATTGATTGACAGAAAGAAAAACCTTGTCACAGACCGTAGAAACTTGGATGAAATGCTCAAACAAGTTGAAAAGGTCAAAGAGGAAACAATGCGGATTCCAGGCGGTGATTTGCCTGTAGTTGGTGGTGCAGTCAATCTTGCAAATAAAGGAATTAGATACGCAAGTAGCATGGTTGCAGATCCAAAGTATCAGCAATTGTCAAAAGACATTGCAAATATGCAGATATCCAATCTAAAAGCTGCCGGTGGTTCAATGGATACGGTTGCAGGACAGGCTTTACAGGCTCATGCAAACGGAAGTGAAGTCTATGATCCAGATGTGCTCTTAAACATTGGAAGACGAGCAAAATCAGACATGAAGAATCTTGATCTTCAAACGGACGCAGCAACCAAGTTTATTAAGCGTTATGGCGCAAATAACATGGACACATTTAAGAAGATTTGGGGCGATAACGCAGACAGTAAATTATTTGAAATGATGAATCATCACGAAGATAAGACAATGACGGATGAGCAGAAAAAGCAAAAACGTGATGAATTAGCCGGTATAACTCCTGGAATGTCTGCTGAGAAAAAGAAAGAACTATTAAAAGAATTCAAAGACAAGCACGAAGTTATTCAAAAATTAGTTAACACAGGCGGTTTGTAATGGGATCATTTGCTGATTTTCTTGATGACGTTGAGACTGAAAAGCCTCAATCTAAAAATGTTCCTGCACCGATCAGGAATAACAATCCAGGCGCACTCATGCCTGGTGGAAAGTTGGCACAGTACAAAACTCCAGAGGAAGGACTTGCAGCACTTGATAAGAACTTAGCAAGTTACGGAAAAAAAGGTGTAAGCACTTTAGCGGATGTAATCTCTAAATGGGCACCTCCTAATGAGAACGACACAAACTCTTATATTGCTCACGTTGCAAAAGTTGCAGGACTTGATCCAAATCAAAAGATTGATTTAAGTAATCCGGTGATTCGTCATCAAATATCTGCCGGAATTGTTCAGCATGAGAATGGAACTAAAGCCATTTATCAACCGTCTGCACAAACCAAATCAACTCCCTCAGACTTTGCCAGTTTCTTAGAAGATGTAGGAGAAACACCAAGTCAAGCTAAATCTGTAGCTCCAGTTGTCCAACAAGCCCCTCAAGTAACTCAGACTGCGCCAGTCGTTCAAGCTCCTGCAAGACAGATGAACGCAGGGGAAAAGATGTATCAAAACAGAATCAATGCCTTAAAAGACTTAGGTATTGGTCTTTCATCATTGGCAGATGTGACAGTTGGTAATATTTTGCCTGGAATTGCTGGGCCAATAACATACAACGTAGCTAGAGCGTTGCAACAAAACGATCAACAAGCACAAGCAACATCGGCTAAAGTTACTGGTGCTCTTGAAAAACCTTTTGGTAAGACTTTTGGAGTTACCGAAACTCCTGCTTATAAAAATGAATTGTCTCAAAATGCTTTAAACTTTATTGGTGAGAATATTAATAAAGGAGCGCAGTATATATCCGAGAAGACAGGAATTCCAACTGGGGACGTTCAAAGTTACATTAATTCTTTGACTTTAGCAGCCGGTAAGCCTGTAGGTCAAGCAATGGGTAAAGTTGGAGGTGCAGCATTAAATCAAGGTGCTAAGTTAGCCCAAGAGTTTAAAGAGGTTACAACTCCTCCAATGAAAACTGAAATTGCCCAACCTAGCGAGGTAATGGCAGGATCAACAGGCGCAGCAAAAGCACAAAACAATCCATTTGCCGGTGAAATTACAGGCGAAGAAAAGGCTAATAGAGAATTATTCCCTGCTTACAAACTTTCAAAATCTCCTAAAGATGCTTCAGTTCGTGAGCAAAATATTAGATCTGAAGTGGCAAGTACGATTAATCCTAACGGTAGAGTTCGTGAAGGTGTAATTACTGGAAACGAAAATACTTTAAGAAACGAGCATCAAGAGGCTAAAAACCCAGATCGAACACCAAAAGGTGAATTGTTAAGGCAACAAATTGCTGAAGAACAAAATGCTTTGTCTGATTTTGCTCAAAAGCGGATCGAAGCTACTGGGGCATCTCCTAGTCTTACCAATGACGAACAAAGAGGCATGAAAATCAATGATGTTTTTTACGGAAAACATGAAATTGGTGCGGAAGAACCTACAAGCCTTAAAGGATTTTTACAAGAGGCTAAACAGACAATCTTTAAAGATGCAAAAGATAAGATTGGAGATACTCCAATTGAAACAAATCATGTTGATACTTTGCTAAAAAATCCACAATGGAACGCTTCTTTAAAATTACATGGAACTACTGAAGTTGCTCAAGGCGCTGCCGAACTTATTAAACTTGCAAAAGAAGTAGGATTTGCTGATAAATTTGGGAATGTATATCCTCCTGGATCTGTTTCTGCCTTTGACGCAGTTAGAAAACGTATAAATGCCTCATGGACACATGAGAAAGCAAGCACAATTTCAGACATTAATTCAGCTATTGATCGTGATATTGCCGAAGTTGCAGATCCAAAGTTATATAAACTTGGTGACAGAATCCATCAAGCCGAACAACACATTTATGAAGCTGAAGGTCTTAAAAAGTTATTTGGTGAAACTGATCAAAATGGTATTGTTAAGTCAACAACTCCAAACGAAAAGATACCTAGTAAATTAAACAATTTACGCAAAGATCAATGGAGGCATGTTAGAGGAACATTGGAAGATTTGTCCAAAGGTATAGTTAGAGGTGCACCTGAAGGTCTACCTCCAGTGCCTGAGAGTTTACGCAAATCTGCCAAGTCTGCACTTGCTGAAATAGATGGTGCTTTAGCTCGTGAAGTATATAATGCAGGAGGGGGAAGGGCAGGAGTTTGGAATCAAAACGATGTAAACAAAATGCTTAACTCAGTCGTTGGAGAAAAGATTGCTGAAACATTTAGTCCTAGTGAAGTTAGAAACTATCATGTTTTAAATGTTGGTGGTCACATCATGCCTGGGATTCATGGGTATGAAGGAGGAGCAGCTCAAGCGCAACGAATTGAAATGCTTGCAAGTCATGCACCGAAGATTGGCGCAGCAGTAGGCACTACAGTTGGAGGCGTAATTAGCGGTGGAAATCCTTATGTTGCTGCTGCCGGTGGTTATGTTGGTAAAAATTTGGGTACGTCTTTTCGTGAAAGTTCGCTTCAAAATGCTTTAAATAAAGCAGCGACTGAAACAGAAAAGAACATGCAAAAAAATGCTAAACGTCCTAGCATACTGAACCTCAGAGAGAACAAAAAGGATTGATATATGAGTGGAATAATCCCAAACGGTAGGCAACAATTCTTTAATTCCAATGGTGGCCCATTGGCGGGGGGATTTGTCTATTACTACATCCCAGGCACAACAACATTCAAAAACACCTATCAGGATGATACTTTAACAACTCTCAACACCAATCCTATTGTTCTTGATGGAATTGGAAGTTGCCAGGCTTACGGTTCAGGCTCTTACCGTCAGCAAGTCTATGATGTGAATATGAATCTGATTTGGGATGTTCAGACAGATGCGCCCCAATCTTTTTCATTTTCTGATTACACTATATCGGAATCTAACAGTAAGCTATTTTTCTATTTCCAAGGCACTCCGATAGCTTCCTTGGATCAGTACGGAAACTGGAAGACTCTTGGATCTGTATATAGTGCAACAACCCCATAAGGAACGAACATGGCAGGAACAACAATCGGGGCAAATGGCATATTACTGAGTAACTGGACAACGTCTACAAGACCAACCAGTCCGGCACTTGGTCAGATGGGATACAACTCCACTATTTTTAACGTAGAGACTTGGAACGGTATCAGATGGGCACAAGGTGGAGGATCTGGTACTGGTGGGGGATCGGACACAGTATTTGTTGAAAATGGTCAAACTGTAACTACTTCTTATACAATACCAACAGGATATAGCGCAAGCAGTACTGGCCCGATCACAATCAATTCTGGCGCAACAATAACAATTCCTAGCGGTAGTCGTTGGGTAATTTTGTAGAGGAAATTAATTATGAGTTATGGATCAGGTTTAATGGATGTAGTTCAGTCA